ACTAGGAGTGCTGCAAAGGCTAATAACGCTGTAAACATAATGTACAATATTTATGCTATTTTAACTGGAGAAATTGTGACGTAGTAGATTAAATAATAGAAACCTATGGGACTTAAATTTTTAGTCGAAGATATCCATGACGGATTAGATTTCTTAATTGAAGAAAAAAACCGTCAAGGCGAACAAAAACTCTACATCACTGGTCCGTTCTTAATGGCCGAGCAAAAGAATCAAAACGGTCGTATCTACAAGCTCGATGAAATGATTACAGAGGTAAACCGCTATACTGACGAGATGGTTAAGTCCCGTAGAGCTATCGGTGAAATGAATCACCCTCAATCAACTGAAGTTAACCCTGTTAACGCATGTCACCTTGTTACAGAGCTAAAACAAAACGGTAATTACTTCATGGGTAAGTCTCAGGTGCTTAATACACCTATGGGACTACTTCTTAAGTCTCTTATTACTGATGGAATTAAAATGGGCATTTCTTCTCGTGCCCTCGGTAATACAAATAAAATGGGCGATATCACTCAAGTTTCAAATTTCCATCTTATTTGTTTAGATGTTGTTCACCAACCTTCAGTACAAAACGCTATGCTTGAGTCGGTCATGGAATCAAAAGAATATATGATCCGTCCTGATGGTTCAATTATTGAATGTTCAGCTCGGGCTAAAGCTCAGCTTATCGAAACTCTTTCCACTATGCCTAAACATGGTACAGATACATTCTTAAGAGAAGCTTTAATAGGTTTCATAAATAAAATCAAATTAGGATAAATATATTATATGAAAAAGAAAGATCAAATATTACTTGAACAAGCTTACGAAGCAATTTTAAAACCTGATGCTGCTGGTACCTCAATGAGACAAAGAACCCCTGATCAGCATAACGCTAGAAGAATTGCAAATCAAATTGGTGTTAAGCTTGAAGGCAGAGGTTATAAACATTTAGAGCAAGGAACTGGGCATGGAACACATGATGGAGGCTCAATCCATTATTATGGTAATAACGAAAGTGCAGTCGTTATTAAGTATGGTAATGATGGCTCTTTCCAAGGAGCAGTTTATTTTGATTCTCCAAAAGCAGGTAAAATTTTAACATACAATGGTCCTGCAACTTTAGAAGATGCTAGAAAAGTTGTTGATGCAGCTGAAGGGGTAGCAGTTGGTATGCCAATTGAAAAGCTTGAAGATTTATATAGACATTTATAAAATTATTGAAACTATTAAGGTTTATTAATAATTACTTTCATGACAACAGAAGAACAAAATACAATTACTGGCTTTATTGGTAAAATTGCTAATAAGGATTACTCCGAAGCACAACAAGCTTTACAAGATGCTGTTGAGGCTAAGATCAAAAATAAAATTCGTTCTTATATAAATCAAGAAGAAAATTAACCCCTTTAGAATAAATAAATATATAACAAATATGGACTTCAAATCAATTCTCAAAGAACAGTTCAAAGATCTCATCACAGAAGAGACCTTAACCGCAGTACACGAAGCCTTCGAAGCTGCCGTAAACGAAAAAGCGGAACAAAGAGCAGAACTCGCTGTAGAAGCAGCAACAACAAAGCTTGATGAAGATCACGCTGCTAAGCTTGAAACACTTATTGAGTCAATCGATACTGATCACACAGCAAAGCTTCAAAAATTAGTTGAGACAATTGATTTCGATCACGCCCAAAAGCTTAAAGCCGTTCTTACAAAGATCGATGAAGATCATACAGCAAAGTTAGAAGCTGTTGTAGGTAAGTATGAAACAACTTTAAAAGAAGAAGCAGAATCCTTCCGTTCACGTTTAGTTGACGAGATTTCAAATTATATGGATCTGTACCTTGAAAAGGTAGTACCAACATCACAAGTTAATGAAGCTGTTGAGAACATCCGCTCACGCAAAGTTCTTGACGAAATTCGTAAGCTTGTTGGTATTAACGAAGAATTTATTAACGGTGAGATCAAAGATGCTCTCATCGATGGTAAAACAACAATCGATTCCTTAAAGAAGGAATTGAATGAAGCACTTGAGGCTAATACAGCATTAAACGCAAAGTTAAATAATGCTGAAGCCAAAATTTTGCTTGAAGAAAAAACAAAAGATATGCCCGAAAGTACAAAGGCATATGTCAGTAAATTACTCAGAGGTAAGTCACCCGAGTATATTCAAGAGAACTATCAGTACGTAGTTGAGATGTTCGAGAAAGAAACTTCCGAACAAGTCGAAGATGCTAAAGAACAGGCAGTATCACGGATCGTTGAGGCCGTTGATCGCCCTGAGACTGAGCCGCTTGTTGAGGAAGTAATTTCTAGACCACCAGTTGAGAATAAATCTCCTGTTGGCGGATATCTGAATGAGATGAAAAAATTAGATGGATCTAAACTTAAGTTTAGACACTAATTAAATTTCATACTCTTTTAAAGGTCGAAAATCTTTTTTATAAAAGGAGAATTATATAACTATGGAACTTCTACATATCGATAAAACACGCGCTGAAGCTTTAGTTGAAAAGTGGACACCAGTATTGGACTACTCATCAGACAAAGTTGCAGCTATTAGCGACGAGCACACACGCTTAAACACCGCTATCCTTCTTGAAAACCAAGAAAAGTGGTGCTTTGAAGCAGCAAACGCAGCTTCACCAGCAGCTGGCAATGTTTTTGGTAACTATAGTGCAGCTACAACTCTGCCTAATACCGACACATATGCCCCTGGTGACTACCGTTTACCAAAGGTCCTCATTCCAATGATTCGCCGTACATTCCCTGAGCTCATCACAAATGAGATCGTAGGTGTACAGCCTATGACTGGTCCTGTTGGCCTTGCTTTCGCAATGCGTTATAAGTACGAAGCAACACCACTTGGTGCAGCCGCTGTTACAGGTTCAGATAGTGCCACAGGCTCTACTCTCGCCGGTAACAAAATCTTCAACCAAGGTAGTGTTACAGGAAAAGAAATCGGTTACAACTACTTGAATACTTCCTTCACAGGTACATCCAGTGAAAAGCTTTCAGGTAACGCCGACTTCGCCGTTCTCGGTGAAGATGCTGGTATTGCCGCACTTCTTAATCAGTTTGAATTAAATTCAAACATTCCTCAAGTAACAGTTGCTTTCGAAAAGACCGCAGTTGAAGCCGGTACACGCCGTCTCGCAGCTAAATGGTCAGTTGAACTCGAACAAGATTTGAAGAACATGAACGGTATCGACATCGATGCTGAATTAACAAATGCTATGTCATATGAAATTCAAGCTGAGATCGACCGTGAAATGATTGCTCGTATGATCCAAACATGCTTAAACGCTGGCAAGGGTGTTGGTTACTCAACATGGTCAGCCGTTTCAGCAGACGGTCGTTGGTCAGGTGAGCGTGCCCGTGACTTCTACAACAGAATTGTTGTTGAAGCTAACCGTGTTGCTATCCGCAACCGTCGTGGCGCTGCTAACTTCATCATCGCTACCCCACGTATCTGCGCAATCCTTGAGACACTTCCTAACTTCACCTGGATGCCTGTCACTGGTTCAGTAAATACTGCACCTGTTGGCATCGCCAAGGTTGGTTCAGTAGGTGGCCGCTTCCAAATCTATCGTGACACACGTACAGAAGCTCAAGCAGCTAACACCGGTTCATATTACAGTAACCCTGGATATGCAAACCCACGTACAGTTGACTACGCTCTGTTAGGTTATAAGGGTCCTGAGTACTACGATACAGGTATCGTATACTGCCCATATATCCCTGTCATGGTTCAACGCACAATCGGTCCGAACGATTTCAGTCCAAGAGTTGGTCTCTTAACACGTTATGGTGTTGTAGACCACATCTTCGGAGCTTCATTGTATTATCACATGATAATCTGCTCCGGCTTGGGCCAATCTTTCGTTCCTGGTCAAGCAGCTACATACCTCTAATACAGGTATTGGTGGAAAACCTCAACGATTTAAAGAACTCCCGATCGAAAGGTCGGGAGTTTCTTTTTCAAAAGGGATCATTAGGCAACGCTTCCCAAAACTTAAATTCTTCATTATACTCAACAGTTTGTTGAGTCATCATGTAACGACAAATTCGAGCTAGTGTTTCTTGTCTTACAACACGACCATCCTCGAGGTTAATCCTTTCAATAGGTATATTAGGGAAATCCGGGGTAAAAACCTGTTTACCATCATAAAGAAACATTTCTATGTTTCTACCGATAGTTATATAAATAGCATACTTATCCTTTGTAGTTGGTGGCATCGGCAAAGGAATATAAGTTGAAGAATGTTTTGACATTAATAGTCTTTAGGTTGTGTACCAGAAGGGCCGGGTGCGTTTTGTCCAAGTAGCAAAGGGTTTATCTTTTATAATATACTGTCTATATTGTTCAATAACAGAAAGTTTGTCAAAATCTTTTATTTTCCGACATTCTGTATCTTTTGAAATAGCGACAGTAAAAGGTGTCAGTTTGTTGTTTGTATGAATAGTTTTGTCTTTATTTTGTTTACACCATTCAATAAATTCTTTAGTAAAATGTGGGTTAGAATCTGGCCAACGATAATCTCTTTCGTCAAACATTTCTAAAGCATGTTCAATGAGCCACATAAAGTTAGCCCTTGACTCCATAGTCCAAAGAGTGCATTGATGCTTAGCATAACCTTTACCTGCTTTACGAGCTTTACCTGTTTTGGTTCTAGGACATTTTGAATCTTGTAATTGTTCGTTAGTAAAGCAATTTTGTAGCATAATAGCAGATTCAATCTGCATTTTTGATCTAACATGTTTATCGCAAAGCTCTTGAGCAGCAATAATAGGGTCTTCGCTAGTTACGAATATATTCATATATTTGCTTAAGTTTAACATATAAAAAATTAATTTCAATAAATAATATTAATGGGAACCGTTTTAACACCGATATTATCCGCAACAGCTGGTACATCTAGATCTTATAACCCAGGAATGGCTGAAACATATTCTTGGTTACCAATTGAAGGAGATAGTTTAGGAAGACCTCTTTATGCAAGAGCTTCTTATATTACAAACTTTTCAGATATGTCAATTAATTTGTCAGCTTCTGAATTATCTATAGGTGCAGTTACTTTAAAAGATAATAATTCCGGGTTAAATGCTGATGTGGTAAGTGTGCCAGGTTATGGAGCTGGTCTTCAAGTATTGACTCAAGACTTAGAATCTACTATTGATGATATAACTATTGGAGATAAGGAGGGACATTTTGCCAATGTTGATCCTACACTATCAGCTTTAGATGTTAGAATAGCCAATGCAACACCTTTATCTGCTGTTGTAACAAGCACTGTAGCAATTAGTACAATTCAAACCTTACCAATCTCTGGTTCAGTTACTGTTTTAAATCCTGTTACACAAATTACTACATCCCAAGAACCTACTCAACTTGATGCCTTTGGAAGATTAAGAACATCTTCTCCCATGACTTTATTTGATTCAAGTCATAGATACAGAGACAATAATCTTTGGGCATCATTAACAGCAGTTGGTGGAACTTATGCATTTAATCAGAACCAAGGTCTTATTGAAATGACAGTTGGTGCTCTATCTGGTTCTTCTGTTATTAGAGAAACAACAAAAGTATTTTCTTATCAACCCGGCAAATCTTTACTTGTCATGAACACATTTGTCATGGCTCCTTCTACTGCGGATTTAAGACAAAGAGTAGGTTATTTTGGACAAGATAACGGAATATATTTTCAGTTAGATGATGGTAATATTGGTTTGGTAAAAAGATCTCTTGTATCGGGTTCTATAGTAGATACCGTAGTTCTTCGATCCAATTGGAACGGAGATAAATTGGATGGAACCGGTCCCTCTGGTATAGTTTTAGATATAACTAAGGCTCAAATTTTTTGGATGGATATTGAATGGCTTGGTGTAGGAACAGTAAGAACAGGATTTGTAATTAACGGTCAGTTTATTGTTTGTCACTCTTTCCATCATGCTAATATTATAGATTCAACTTACATCACCACAGCTTCCTTGCCTCTGAGATACGAAATTACTAATAAGGCAGCTACATCGGGCCCGAGAACCATGAAGCAGATATGCTCTACTGTAATTTCAGAAGGTGGTTATGAATTAAGAGGTTTACAACAAGCAGTATCTATTCCAATTAATGCAGCAAGAACCTTTGCGGCTGCAAATACATATTATCCGATCATTTCAATTAAATTAAGAACAGATAGATTGGATGCTATTGTTATATTGACAGCATTATCCATTTTAGGAGATGGGGATAAGAAAAATTACAATTGGCAAGTTATAGCATCTGGAACAACAACAGGAGGGCTGTGGTTGAGTGCTGGTGCAGATAGTGCAGTGCAATATA